GTCGTTTGCGTTCTGTATAAAAATACCGTTTGATGCATGATTTGTTTTTGTGTCGTGAATTGTTGGTGATGGCTCGTACATATTTTTGCGCTTTAAGTTTCCGTATCGCGCACCTCTACTGCTGTTGCATTGTTTGCATGCAGCAACAAGGTTTGTTAATGCGTTAATGCCGGGAGTGTTATCTGGCCATCTGTCTACTTCAAGTAGGTGATCTGCTGTTGTTGCCTCTCGAGTACCGCACCAATGACAGGGTGGCTTGTCTTTGAGTAGTGCCAGTCTGTTGCGTTTGAATTCTGCTGTGTTGCGTGCTTTGCGTTGTTTTGTGTAGTGCCCTAGTTGTGCTGGGTTGTGTGTTCGTCTGCGTGGTGGCATTTGTACTAGCGCCCTTGCTCCGCTTCGGTTGCTTGCGTTTGTGGTTGGTGATGTTTCATGTCCGCCTCGATCTGTTGTTTGTGTTTTGTTTTCAATGTTACTCGTGTGCCGTTTAGACCTAGTGCGATAACCCCCCATGCGCTGCCTACAATCGCATTCCCTTAACTGTTATCTGTTTGCCTGACCATGTGTTACCACATAGGTCATCTACCCTCGTTACCGAGTGTCACCAACTGCCATGCAACAGGCTTAGGTCATGCGCTAATAGTTATCGGTTACCTAGTAAAGCCTATTCGACTTATCGCCGCGACTGCATCACCCCCCATTGCTAAGACAATCACTGGCATAAATACCCCTACACGCTTGCCGTCTTTAACGAACTTAAATAGCGTTTTGTCTTGAAACGGTATAGCAAATTTGACTGACGGGTTTTGCCAAATTGCATTGAACCAATGCGCGCGCGTCACTGGCACAATCGCAACCCCATTGCCATGCGCCACAAACTTGTTAACCCATATTGATGTGTGACTAAATGGCGGATTCATGAAAACAGTGCCAAACCAATCACTAGTCAGTCCATCGCTTAATTGATCATAATGCGCCTTTGCTGGTATCCAATGGCAACCGTTAACTGGTGCTGCAACATCTAAATCAAATCTCATGCCTAACTGCTCAAAGAATTCAGGCGGTGTGTAATAATCGTCAGTCGTCTTTTGATCTTCTGAAGTGGGAAATAATTTTAATCCGCTAGTGACTGCTAATCGTTTGTTGATTTTAATTTGATTATTTTGATGACTCATGATTGCAATGACTCAATTACTTGTGATGCTTCTTGTTTGCTTAATGCTTCAATGCTTGAGTACTGGTTGACTAACACTTTGTTGATGTATGGCATCAGTTCTGATGTGCCTATCTTTTTCTCAAATGCCAGTGCGCGTATCATTCCGCGCTGCTTAGGTGACGCGTACTGTTTAGTGTCTACCGTCTCGCCAAATGGCTGTTCTAGATCGTCTCGAATGGGCGTGACCTCTGCTAATGGTGATGGCTGTCTTGCCTGTACTTCGTTGCGTGATGCAATGCTTTTGCCTATGCCCATACCTAAGAACCCGAGCGCGCGCCCAAGACAACTGGTGCTTGCGTTCATCATCTCACTGCCTTTTGTGTATGGCGTTTTACCCGGTATTGGTTCCCAACAATAGGCAACAGTCGGCATTAGGTCTGTGCAGTCGCGCCACACCGTACAACTAATCTCTACATATTGCTGGTTGTCTACTGTCACGATTATTGGTTTTGTTTCTTGTATGCGCAGATCAGGCCAACGCTTTAACGCCTCAGCCAGTCTAGTCGGTACATCTACATAGTCACCAAGATTAAATGCGTTCATAGTTTTTTGACTCGCGCTAATGCGACTGTTGCCAATTCGCCGACCTGCTGTTGCATTTCCACAAGGTAACCGCGACATTCTTGCAATTCTTTGATGCACTTTATTAGTAGTCGTTCTAGCCTGCGATTGTTTTCTGTCATCAGATCATTTGCTTGACGCGCCAATATTAACTCGCCTGTCAAATAATCGTTAGTGCTTTGCAACTCGTTAAATTCGTTCATCATTCGCCTTCAGTCAAATATTTAATTAGTGCTTTGAGTTCTACGATCTCGGCTTTCAGTGCGTCACGCTCGCGCATTAAGGCCATGCCTGCCTGGTGACAATCCTTTAACTGCTCTCGACTGCCATAGTTTGGGTCGTAACTGCGTCTCATACACACCGCCAAACGATTGCTTCATTACCAGCGCGTGTCAACCTGCGTATACCGCTGTCAATGACATGACCGTCTTTGACTAGTGTGCCTCGAGTCGGTCGTACTGTGTTGCCTGACATATTTAATGCAATCTCTATTTCTTCATCTGTTGCCGGGCGACCCAGCAGGTAGGCGTGCACTCGTTGGCGCTTTTTGCCTGTTTTCGGTTTGGCTTTTAATGCAGCGTCAACGCTGGTCTGTTTTGCTTCGCGCGCAATAATAACTATTTCACGATTGATCGCTGGGCGCTCGTAAGTGCCACCTAGCCCAACTGATGGTGCAAACATTTGTAGTTGGTTATTCATGTCTAGCAATTGTTTCTTGAATTGCGTCAAGGCTTGCGACTATTTCCATCAACATTAAAACAATCATTACTTGTGTGCCTTTTAAATCTTTTAAAGGTTGAGCTGTTCTTAATAATTCAACAAAGGCTTTATATTGCCGTGTGTTTGTAAGTTCTTGACTAAGCATGATTCACCACACTTTCTGTTCAGGGTCGCGACCAGCATCAAGAATGCCTTTTATAATTTTCATTTCTTGATGTTTAATTTCTGCGTTTGCTTCGTCTAATCGAGCCTTGTAATAATCGTCTCTAAGTTCTTGACATTGCCAACAAGGACTAGATGTACAAATATCCCAATGAGTCATCTTGATTGCTAATCCGCGCCAAAATGACATGAGTTCAGCCATGTTGTCAGTTGGCACGAGTTACCAGCAATTCAAATCGGCGTACCTCGGACTCCAGGTCTTTTATTCGTGTTTCAAGTTCGCTGATAATGCCCATTAAATATCGCACTTCAATCTCTAATACATGTTTTGGTGTTTCGGGCATTTTGCTGATCTGTTCACCTATCAGTCTGAACTCTTGCATGCGCCTGAGCGTCTCTTGGTGTTCTCTTTCCATTTGCAAATTAAATGTTTCGTCGTATTCGTTCTCGGTCATACTTTCTCTTTTCTGTTGTGGTTTATATTTTGAACATAATAAATGACAGTAGTCGCAGGGTAAGACCGCATGCAACCATTGACCAGCACAAATCTTCAATCGTCATTTGCAATTATCTTTGCTGTGGCATGTATCCCACGCAGACCAGCCGACTCGAATATAGATCAGTCGTGCAGCTTGCAAATTTGTTAATGCGTCTAGCAGTGGCTCTTGCGTGCATATTTTCATTTGTTTACAAATTAGACCGTCGTACTGTGCATGATCAGGTTTCCAATGCACGCCATTGATCATCATTAATCCGCTATCTGACAAGTGCGTAGTCTCTGCAAAGCCGTTAGGCGTGCAATCTGGTAATACTTTCTGTCCTCCGATGCGTCGTGGGCAGCACCCAGATTCTCGAAGCACTATTTTGGTAAGCGTTATTAGCTGCTCAGGTTGCCAACCAGCTTGAAGCGCTACCGCTGGGAGCCATGAACAGTCGCCATGCTTGTATACGGTCGCTGGAAGCGTTGTAGTGGTCACCGGTGGCACATAACGGTATATGTCCGCCATAGCCTGCCCAAAGCCACCAAGAGCCTCGTAGGGCTTCTCTGTTGGCGTGGTGCTTGACATGTCTGGTCTTGGTTGTGGCACTTGGTAAGCGCCTAAGCCGATTGCAGATAACGCAAATGCGATAGTTAGTTTGATGAATAGGTGCATGAGTGCCCTCGACTTTCTCGGTCAAGAACTACCTTACACGGGTTTTTTGACCACCGCAGGTATTACGCCAAACACCTTATCCCAAGCCTGTTTTGCTAACTGTTCGCTGTGCGCCATCACCGGATTGACCTCTATGTGGTACCAGTCGCCAGTCTGGTAGTTGCCTTTAATCCAAGTACCGCGGTCACACTTCCATGATCGCATTAACGCGTAATCAATTACTAGCTCTATGCCGAGAGTGTCGGCGTTCTCTAGCAACTTAATGATGTATGGCAACGATTTTTTGCGACCTACGCCATTGCTTGAGTTGTAACGGTAGGACAAATCAACAGCCAAACCTTTTGCATGATTGCTGATTGTGCCTGGCTTATTTTTGATATCTCGAATCATCCACGATCCGTTATTCCACAGGCATTTGTTTGAATGTCTGATCGCGCGAGTAATCCAATAATCCATTCCAGCCAATGGTGCTTGCACTATTGGTGCGGCGTTAACTGTGTACGGTTTCAATCTGCTTTTTTGTCGTCAGGAATAAACATGCATGCGAGATCAGGGTCGCCAATTTTGGTTGACACCCACGCCAACACGCTGGCCGCCACTGGCACAATCAAACCGATTAGCACTGGATCAACATTGTTTCGAGACATCGTATAAATCATGATGCCAAGCAAACCGCCTTTAGTTGTTTGATCGCCAATCTGTCTGTGTGACCTTGAAATTTTTTTAGCGTTCAACTGGTATCCATTTCTGTAGTTGCTCATTCCAAACTGTTAACGGCGGTGGTGGTGGTTGTGGCACTGGTGCTTGCCAGTCATCGTTGCTGTCAAGTACCCACGATGGGTATGGCTGTGGTGCAATAAAGTTTTCGTTCACAGCATCGTATGTGTAGCCAATGCCTGCATAGTTTTTGTTTGGATCATCAATGTATGTTTGCACCCATTGACCGCCAAGAAGATCGCTAGCAAATTGTGCGCCGTCAGTTATGTCATCGTTAACTGCAATAACTTCTGTGACTAAGTCGTCAACTATTTGTGCGTAATATGCCATCAGAATGTGATCGTTCCGCTGCCCGTAAAAATGTAAATTCGATAACCACCAGAGACAGTCACTGTTGGCGAACCTGTTGTCGTTGCAGGGTCGAATGTGTCCCCGTAGCGAATTACTACAACACCGCTGCCACCATTGCCGCCAGTATTTGCATTACTTTGCGTTGAAGCACCACCGCCACCGCCGCCAAGATTAGTTGTGCCGTTTACACCGTTGCTATCTGCTGCACCACCAGCACCGCCACCACCACTACCGCCAGTACCTTGAGTACCTGATGAACCGTAAAACCCACCGCCACCGCCACCGCCATAAGTAATGCTTAAACCTGTAATTGAAACCGCCACACCTGCACCACCATTACCAGATGCACTGCCTGTTGCGCCTGCTACCCCAGCACCGCCACCGCCACCGCCACGCTGGTCGGCTGGTGATTGACCAGCGCCACCAGCGAAACCCTCGTTTGTTGTACCAGCACCGCCAGCGGAACTGCCAGAACTAAATCCGCTACCGCCACCGCCCGAACCGCCTAACAAACCAGCCCTACCAGTTCCAATATTCCCTGTGCCGCCACCGCCACCGCCTGTTGAAGTGACGCTATAAAAAACAGAATTATTACCGTTTGTGCCGTTATTGCTAGCACTATTTGCACCAGCACCACCAGCGCCAACAGTGACCGTATAAGTTGTTCCACCAGCAATTGATAACGCAGACTCTAAACTTCCACCACCACCAGTTGCTGTAACAGTTGAGCGCAAACCACCAGCACCGCCACCACCACCGCCGTAATATGTCGCTAAATTACCGCCACCACCAGCACCACCAGCGACAACTAAATAGTCAACTGATGCAGGTGGATTACCGCCACCAAACGACAAAATTTGCATAATCTACGCCGACAAATTACCGATAACAAACCATGTGTTGGTATCAGTTTTTACACATGTCGCGACCGCGTATTGTGCACCGAGTTTCAATTTTGTGCCGGCGCTATTAAGCGTCACGCCTGACCCTGCAACGATTGTTGTTTGTCCTGCACCGAGTTGTGCAATGTTTAATTGCGTACCGATACCAAACGCGACACTGCTATTTGGTGGCACTGTAAAAGTGTTAGCGCTCGCATTCGACATAGTAATCAATTTGCCGTCATCAGTAAGCACCGCTGTATAGGTTGTGCCTGTCTGGGCGTTAATGGCAACGATTGCTGTAGCAAGTTGGTTCTGTTCGGCTGCAGTCAATACTTGTGATGCAACGAAAACTGGGCGTGTAGTCATGGTTCTCCTTAGATTATCCTAAAACATTGTCCGATGGGGCGATGACACCGTACACCGCGTCATCAAGTATTAGTTCATAGACGATCGTGGTTGGCGATGTAAACAAAGCAATACTGTGACCGTTGCTGATATTGATTGAATGCTCGATGCCTTCAATAGCCAACTCTTGTGCCAGTTCTGTCGTGCCTGCACCGCTACTAAAAGTCTTTTCTACCGTAATCGTGTCGCCAATATCTATCGTTGCCAGCGTGTCGCGCTGCGCCGTAGTCAACATGTTGAACTGTGTCTCAACACTTGTGTAGCGCGCCTCAGGCTCGCCCTCTAGCAAGTACTCTGCCAGTGACAATGCTGCCGCGTCATTGTGTAACAACGATTCCGTGATGCTTTGAGTCTGTATAAAGTACACGGCTTGACTTGCTGGGTCGTCTGCGACCTGTGGCGAGTTACTGCCAGCAATAGTCACTGATGCCCTGTTAACAACTTGATCTGCTTCAAAACTTATGCCTACGCCGTTGTACTTAAAATTTGTGCCGTCATCGTGAAAATCTGCGACAGACCCTGACAGCGTGTTACCAATGCGCGCATCAAACACAATGTCGCCTGCTCGAGACATAAACAATCTGCCCTGCTCAGCCTGCTGTATGCGTGAGCAATACTCCAAAACATTTGTGCCGTCTGGGATTGTAAAAGCAGCTGCACCGCCGAGCGTTTGTGTGCCTGTAGCAATGTCGCGCTGAGCAATAGGGAATGCGACTTCTGGCAGATCTAGTACTGCGGTAAGTCGAGCGCTACTAATCTGCTCGCTGACATTGAATTCTGCAAAGTATGTTTGTGCCAATAAATAAAAATCATCTGCACAATAAACAGTGACCGTGTCTATACCGCCTAAAGCAAAGTTGTAGTCATAATTAACGATGTAGCCAGTAAACAAATATTCTTTAACATTGATGTTGCTGTATCGAGACAATCGCACTTTGCGCATAGGTGCTAATCCCGGCTTTTGTGTTGTGCTGTCGTAGTACGGTGATTGCTGGTCAAATGGGTTGAAAATTCCGTCCGTGTCTAGCAAAACAAAATTCATTGTGCCAGCGCTGAACTGGTCGCCTTGATCGCGCCTGCCACGCTTCACGCCAACATTTGTGCAACCGTCTAAAACCTCTGCATAGTTAGTTGTACCGTCTAAAACATATTGCGTGTTATTAAGTACACCTGCAGTTGCCGAGTCTAAAATAAACGCATCTTGTACAAAACCTGTGTCAATCTCTAGCGAGTAATTGCCAGACCCGACAACCGCTACGCCAGCCACTACGCCACCTGAATATTTGCAGGCCCTGCAGACCTATTGTAAGCGCGCAACGCATTGACCACCGCTTGACCTATCTCAGCGCTAGTTGACAGACCGCCAGTGACATTGACAGTCACACCGCCACCACCAATGCCTTTACCTAATGGCACGATTGCCTCTGGGCCTTTTTCGCCAACCATTGCCAAAGTTGGTTTTGTAACAATGCCACCCTCAGCAAAGCCGGGAATGTTTATACCGCCAATATCAAATGAGCCGATTGAATCTTTAAGTTCTACAAGTTTGCGCAAAGCGCCAATGAGTACGCCTAGCGGCCCAGTGACCACCATGATTGAATTGCCGAACATGTCAAACGCGCGTGACATTGCGTTAAATTTTATTTCTGCATAAACCATTGCAGCAGTTAAAGCAATGATCGCACCTGCAACCAGCACAAATGGGTTAGCGCTCGTGACCGCGTTTAGTGCGACAGTAGCAATCTTGGTTAATACAAGTGTTGCTTGATAAATTTTCATAGCAACATTGGCTGCGACAACAGCGGTAGCAAGTGCACCGACCACGCCTATCAAAATCAAGAACACTTGCGTGTTTTGCTGTGCCCAATCTGCAACAGGTTTGAGGATTCCGAGCAAGGCTTGCAACGCTGGCAATAATGCAGCACCAATAGATTCTTTAGTTTCGTCCATCGCAATTGATAGACCTTTCATTTGACCTTCAAAAGAATTAGCAGCAACAGTTGCCGAGCCGCCAAACGATGTAGCAAGTGCCTCAGTAATTTCAGTCATTGTTGACTCAGAACTAATGACACCTTTTAACGATGGGTCTAATTTTGTTAACGCGCCAGTAGAACCGTTGTAAGCCTTACCAAGCGCAAGCGTGACAGTTTCTAAATCTTTGCCTGTAGCAGTGCTGATGTTTAACGCTGTCTCAAGTAACTTTTGTGCTTCCTCAGCCGAGCCAGTGCTTCGAGTCAGACTCGCCATCGCAGGCCTTAACTCATCATCAGTTACTGCAAACGCGCGAGACGATGCAGATATGAAACTTTCCATGCTGGCAATCTGGGCATCAGTAGCGCCAGCGCTAGTACGCAACTGCTGAGCCAAAAGGTCTTGCGCTTTTTGATCCTCAACCGCTGCCTTAGTCGCAAGTCCAAGACCTGCAGTAAGCCCACCAAGTACCGCGATTGCTGGCAACATTGCTTTTTTAAGAGCAAAACCTGCTTTAGCGCCAGCACCCTCTAAATCTTTAAATTGGGCAATAGCCTTTTTAACGCCAGCACCGTCATACTCAGAAATAATCGGAATGGATAAAGCCATTAGATACCTCGCTGCACTGTCGCTGTCACATCTTTGACAAGTTGTCTCATCTCTTTTTCTATCTTGTCGCGCGCACCGTCAACCGCTGGTTGCAGTAGTCGAGTCTTGCCCGAGTCAATAGAGCCAAGTGACGCGCCAAGTCTGTTTGATGTTTTACGACCTGCAGTTTCAAACACTGCAGTAGCAACATCTTTTTGAATAATAAGAATTACACCGATAGCCCTACGCCGGGTGTCAAATTTCATTGACACACCTTTAATCGCTTTAGCAACTGTCAACGGGAATATTTTGCGACCGCCCTGAGTCCATGATCTTGACATGCCAGATAGCGCGTAAGGGTCTGACTCGTTGTTTAGTCGAGCGTACGATCTGCGCCCTGCGTCTAGCGCTGGCTCTGCAATGCGTGTCGCGTCAGCTTTAAATTGTTTTTGCAGTTGCTTATCTATTTTGCCTAACTGGTTGATTGTGTCTTTAACACCGTCAACACGGACAGTCATTGACGCGCTCATTGCTTGCGTTCTTTGTTGATAAGTTCTATAACGGTGTTCATATCGTCAATATCAAAAGTGATGTGAGCAGGCCAGTAACCAGTAGCCACAACAATTTGCGCTAATCCGTAGCGGTAAGAACCGCGTCTGCTTTTGGGTCGTTTACCTCCAATGGCAAACATGAAATTAACTGTTTTGCAAATTCGTCAATATCGTGTGGCATTGTTTGACCTTCGTTTTTTAGCGCGTGATAAGTCAAAAATACAAACTCTTCGCCACTAAAACCTTCATCAATAATCTTTGTCATCTTGCGTTTAAATTTGCGCTCCCACAAAATTGTGCACCATAAATCTGTGTAAACAATTTTGCTTGTACCGTCTTTATATTTTGCTTCCATTTTTAATTGCATGCGTGTACCTTCCCGGTTGGTCTTGCGTTGTTAGTTCTCAGCGGCCAGTGCCGCGCGATCATGCGACCGCTTTAGTCAATACGCCACCGCTAAATGTAAGTGTGATTGTTGATAGTTCGCCAAGGCTGGCATTGATTGGCGTATGAGATTCGAGGTATGCGCCTGTCAATGTGTAGGTTGGGTTTGTGGCTGATGCAGCGCCTGTAGCAGGTGCGACAATCAAAGTTGTTTGGATACCGACAAGACCGTAGATCGTTGCCTCAGTTTCTGATGCTGCATACGACTGGTACAACTCAACTTCGATGCTGTTGTTTTGCAATGATGTCACTGTTGACGCACCGTATTTGCGTGCCGTGTCGCCAAACGCTGTTGTCTCTAACTGCTCAAGAACATAGTTAACTGTGGCGCTTGTGCACTGGTCTTGCAAGTCAACTGAATTGATAGTTACTTTAGGGTTTGATAGATAGACGCTGGTAGCCATGTGGGTTAATCCTTTTGCTCTGTGTTTATAGTTTTAGCAGATTTCTTGGGTTTTAGTGGGGATAGATGCCCAGAGTCAACAAGAAACTCAAGGTCAGTTGTTAAGTCGCCTAGGTCAGCCTCTCGAATGATGTCACCCCAGTTGTAGCCGTTAAGTCTGTTGCTGGTCACTTCGTAATCCATCAGGTCGTGCTCGCTTTCATTTGTATGTTTAACGATAGTGCAGGGTAGTCAACACCGCCGATCGTAAGCGTGGTTGGTCTGCCGTCAGTGACCGCAACTTTAGCGGCTAAGACTTTGGCTGCAATGTTTAGTGCATTGCGGTATGCGTCAGCGTTGCTCGGCCCGAGACTGATAACGGTGACTGGTATTGACATGTCAACTATGTTGCTGTTGTAAGCCGTAAATGACATTGCGTCAAGCAAAATGCACGGTGGCTGTACATTGCGTGGGTCTGTGACACAAACCAAGCCCGAGACTGCGTTGAGTGTTGTGGCAAGCGTGTTTATTGATGTGTTAAACAGATCGCTATATGTTTGTGCTGCCATTAGGCAACCTGTGGTCTGTCAACACCGATCAATTGTTTAACCAGTGGCGATAGTCCGTTAGTCGAGCCTGCAGACATTCCATCAAATGATGCAAAGTCAGATATGCCACCGCGCTGGCGGTACAACGCGCCACCATACATGATCGTGCCCAATGTGACATCACCACCCGGCGAGGTAGTCAGACTGTCGTGATAGCCACACTCTTGTCGTCTGCGATAAATAAAATTGTTTGCAGCGCTTGCGCACTGTGTAACAAATGTTGTGTCATCAGCGGTCGCTGTCGCAATGCCTAACCATGTCAATATTTGTGCTGCAGTAATCCAAGTACAGGTCTGCGTGTATGTGACAGTGCCCGAGTAATCAACAACAAACTCAACACTCGTGCCAGTGCATGCATACAACACCTGATTAGCCACTGGGTCATTCTCATCAAATAGCAGTTCGCCAGTTGTGTTGTCAATGCCAGTGAATTTGTATTGTGGCAATGCAAGCACTGTGAATGTGC